AAGGACGGCACGCCAAAAACGCGCCTACGGCTTTCTGTGGATCAAATAGACCTACCTCCTAAGGGTGATGCCCCAGCGCAAACGCAACAAACGCAACAGCCACAGTCAGCACCCGCTGGCGCAATGGCAGACATGGACGACGATATTCCATTTTGAAGTAATGAAGTGCCCGGTTTGTCAGGCTTGGACCATGGTGAAAGAAACCAGGGCAAGGCCTGGCAATACCAAGTTGAGGCGCTACGAATGCGCCAACACCCACCGCTTTGTGACTACTGAAAAAGTAGAACGGATCATCCAGAAAAAAAATGCTTGACTCTTTGTTTGGGTTTTGGTTTACAATGTGTGGACCGTAACTCAACATGGAGATAAACAAGTGGCATCCCCCCGAATCGAAGCCGCCCGCCAGGGCCAGCGAAAGTACACCGGCAAGCCCTGCAAGACCTGTGGCGAAACCGAAAAGTATGTGATCAACGCCGCGTGCGTTGCCTGCACCAAGAACTCAAAGAGCGCCAGCGAGAGCAAGATCCGCGAGATCATCGAGCAGGCGAAGGCGGGTGCCTGATGCATTTCTACTCATTCAACATAGGCGACTATGCCAGCCACACGCGTCATCTGACGCCGATGGAAGACCTGGCCTACCGTCGTTTGCTTGACATCTACTACCTACATGAACAGCCGTTGAACGAGCGTTCAACAACCGTTGCACGGGCAATCAACATGCGCGAGCATGAGGCTGAAGTTGTGTCTGTTCTCGAGGAATTTTTTGAACTGATCGAGGGCACTGGGTGGGTCAATCGCAGGGCTGATGAAGAGATTGCGAAGTACCACAACAGGCTGGAAGCCGCATCCAGAGCGGGTAAAGCCTCTGCCGAACGCCGCTCCAACGCTCGTTCAACGACCGTGCAACCAAACAAGAAACAAGAAACAATAAACATAAAACAAGAAACAAAGATAAATACAAGGGACAAGCCCATGTCATGCCCTGATGGGGTTAACCCTGAAGTGTGGGATGGATTCACAAAAGTCCGCAAAGCAAAGAAGGCACCAGTCACAGCGACAGCCATTGCAGGCATAGAGCGTGAAGCACGCAAAGCAGGATGGTCACTCAATGCCGCATTGACCGAATGCTGTGCAAGAGGATGGGCAGGATTCAAATCAGACTGGGTAAACAAGGATCAGCAAAACAAAACCCAGCACCAGATCAACCAAGAGGGCATAGCACGCTCACTTGGACTTTTACCAAAACACGACGAATACCAAGGCACCATTATTGAAGGAGAAATTTATGACGCAGAACCCGACACTACCAAACGCCTGGGTTGAAAAAATATTTGCCAGGCTCCAGGGCATTTATGGCAGAGAGTTTGTTGGACAGTACAGCACCGGCATGGTTAACGGCATTGATGCTGGACTAGAAAACGCAAAGGCCACATGGGCTGAAGAACTGGGCAGTTTTGTGAAATGGCCAGAGGCTATTGCATATGCACTCGAGCACCTACCAGAACGCGTACCAAACTGCATTAAGTTTAAAGAACTGTGCCGCATGGCACCACGGCCTGAACCAGTGCAAATTGAGTACAAGATTTCTGATGAGCAGATGGCGATCAACAAAGCCAAAGTAAAAAAGATGATGGAAGAACTGCGTGAAAAGATGGCAATGCCAAAGGAGCAAAGATGAATATTGAAAAGACACCACTGCGTGTGAAGTGCGAAGTCTGCAAGCATGAATGGGCGCCACTGTTTTTACCAATGTCACTCGAACATGTAGTGCGGATCACAAAAAAAGCCACTTGCCCAGCATGTGGCACTGATGAAAAACGAATGAGCATATTGATGGAGGAAAACAAATGAGCATGATCAAAGCAATTGGAACTGCATTTTTTGTAATCATTGCATTTGGCATTGTTGGCCAGATGGATTACGAGGATGCAATCAAAGAAGAGCAACACTACTGCGACATGGTGCGTGAAGGCCATTGGCCAAAATACAAAACCGATGTTGATTGCAAGCGCATCAATCAAGAACACATGGTGCGAGGTATCAAGTTATGACCTACGGCAACGCGGCACAAGACTACCAGGGGCGGCAAGGTGTCGGCGTAAACATTGGCGAAGAGATCTTCGAGCAATGGTGCAATCGTAATGCGTGGAACTGCACACGCCTTGGCTTTGACGAAAAGTTTGCAAATGTAGGAGCGTTCTATAACCTGAACCCAGTCCTGCGAAACATGCCGGACTATGTGATTCAGCGTGAAGAAAAAACTTTTGCAGTCAATGTGAAGGGCACGCCCAACATCAAAGAAAAAGAACGACTGCTGTTGCCTCAATTGATCGATGCGTATTCATCACAGAAGGCGCCATTGATCTATGTGTTTTGCATTCGCAATGAACGAATAAGGTTTGCAGAAGCGGAGCACATCATCGAACTGTATGACATCGAGTCAGACAAAAAATGGAATGATGGTGTGGTCTATCGAACAATCAATTTAATGTGCGTGAGGTAAACATGGAAATGATTCACAGTCTGTTAATGACAATCGGCTTGCTTGCAATTGGTGCCGCAATCGCATTCATATCACTGGTCTTGTGGATGTGGTGGTTGTCTCGATGAATAAGATCAGATGGAGGCAATGCTGTCATTGCATGGCCAAATTTAAATGGGAACCCGGCGTCAAATATTGCCGCAAATGTAGAAAGGTATTTTTATGAAATTTGCACGAGTCTTCGATGTGGCACGCTATGGCCAAATCGTCATCATGAAAAAACAAAGCGACGAAGGTGCGCCTGAGTTGAGATTCTTTTGCCAGCCTGAAGGCTTTGGTGTCTGTCAATTTGCCATCGGTTGGAACGACGAAGAGCAAGCAGAGAAAAATATGCACGAAGCATTTGACCGCATGGTGATGCGTGAGGCTATCGAGATCTGCGACGGATACTTCAAACACATGACCGCACAGGAAAACAAACATTGACCCCACGGGAAAAATACGAGATCGATGTCACGCTCCACGATGGGCGTGTCGTTGGATCATGGTCCAGAGAATGGATCGTTGAATGTGAGGCAAAGCATTTGCTCAAGATGAACCTGGCCAATCGCAGGCATGAACTTGATGAGCGAATAAAAAAGCGCGGACACAAATCCGTCAATGAACTTAAAGCCGTGATGGCCTCAATACACGAAAAGAAAAAGCATGACCGAACTGGAACAAGCAAAACGAATCCTTGATCGAACTCGAGAAGGATGGAACATACACCCACAACAGATAAATTGGGCGCTCGAAAAAACAGGTGATATCGTTGCGGAAAATTCAATGATGATGCAAAATCATCAAAGTGCAATTTCGCACGACACTGGAGATCATCATGGGATATGGCAAAGACAAAGGTAAGAAACCACCAAAGCGTTAAGCAGTACCCGATGGAATGAGATGAAGGGAAAAGGGCGCGTGCATTTTGTAGCAGTTAATGAGCAGGGATACCGAATCGGGGCGTCCCATCACAATGCCCGCCTCCCGGATGATGTGATTGACAAAATCCGAGACATGCACGAAGACAACGAAATTGGCTATCGCAAACTGTCCAAGATCTTCAACATTCCACTGAGCACCATCAAAAAAATTTGCAAGTACGAGCGACGAGCGCAAACCATAGACAGATGGAAAAAGATCATCGATGACAAAGAAGATTGAAAAGCGACCACCAGGCAGGCCAGCAGAGCCAGTGCCACAGGACAAGATCGACGAGATCTGTGAATGGATCACGACTGGCCAAACACTTCGTCAGTGGTGTAGAAACAACAACATTCACTACTCGACCGTGTACCTTTGGATGGGGAAAGACAAGGAGTTTGCTCAACGCTTCGCGCAGGCGCGTGAGATTGGCCATGACTGCATTGCCGATGACGCGCTCGAGATCATCGATACCGCGCCCCTCATGACTGGTGGGGACAACCCAAAATACGACAGCGCCCATGTGGCATGGCTTCGCAACCGTGCGGAGTACCGGCTCAAACTGTTGGCCAAATGGAACCCCAAGAAGTACGGCGACCGCACTACCCTGGCAGGCGACCCAGACAATCCATTGATGGAGCCATTGGACGACACCCAGCGTGCGGCCAAACTGCAAGCGATCCTGGCCACAGCACAGGCGCGAAAGGCCAAAAATGGTGGAGGCGTTTGATCCTGGCTTGCTGGCCTATCTGACCGAAGATGAAAGGGCGGAACTCGATTCCCTTTTGACCAGCGACAAAACCCTATGGCGCCCACTGCCTGGGCCGCAAAGCATGGCATTTGAAAGCATGGCCGACATCATTGGCTATGGCGGTGCGGCGGGTGGTGGCAAGACTGACTTGGCCTGCGGCAAGGCGCTCACACAGCATCGCAAGGTTGGCATTTTCCGATTAAACGGAACCGAGTTGACCGGCGTGTTGGACCGTATCACTGAATTGCTTGGTGGCCGTAATGGGTACAACGGCAAAGACAATATCTGGCGGACCAGGCGTGTCGACGGCGTGGCCATCCAGGTCGAGTTCGGGTCATTCCCAAACCCAGACGACGAGAAAAAATATCAGGGTCGACCGCATGACCTGCTGGTCTTTGATGAGGCCGCAAACATGCGCGAGTCAGCCGTGCGCTTCCTGCTTGGCTGGTTGCGTACCACGGTGTCAGGCCAAAGATGCCAGGCATTGCTGACATTTAACCCACCAACAACAGCCGAGGGCCGCTGGATCATCCAGTTCTTTGCGCCTTGGCTGGACAAGAAACACCCGAACCCGGCAGAGCCTGGCGAGTTGCGATGGTTTGCGACGGTCGACGGCAAAGATGTCGAGGTCGAGTCTGGCGATGAGTTCGAGCACAACGGGGAAAAGATCAAGCCACTGTCCCGGACCTTCATTCCTTCGCGCATTAGTGATAACCCTTACTTGATGGGAACCGGCTACATGGCACAACTGCAATCACTACCCGAGCCATTGCGCTCACAGATGCTCTATGGCGACTTCCAGGCAGGCATGGAGGACGATCCATGGCAAGTGGTACCAACGGCATGGGTTGAGGCCGCTATGGCCCGCTGGAAGCGTCCTGACAAACTTAAACCTATGGACAGCATGGGCGTCGATGTGGCCCGAGGCGGCAAAGACAACACGATCA